GATTTATTGTGTCTATTTGCTTTTAAATCACCTCCAAATTGCTCTAATTCATCTGCTAAATATATAGCTGATAATAACGACACAAAGAATGTTTTTTTACTTTTAGGTGGTGCTTGTACAAAGCTAAAATTACCATAAGTTCCTATTGGTGTAGGATATTCTATTTTTCCGTCTTTAGTTTCATAACTTTTAACACCAAATGAAATAGCTGGTTTTGGATGTGTTATCTTTTCTAATGGATTAATGAAACATTGTGCTTCAAAAACTTCCATTAATAATCTTTTTTCGTCTTTGTTTAATTCCATTTGTTTGTTTATAATTTTTTAATCCATTCAGGATAAGGTAAATCTTTAATTTTTTCCCATAATAATTCTTTCCAATCTTTCATAATCCACAATATCCTGAATCACAATCATTAAAATCTGTATCAAATAATTCCATTTGTTTAAATGAACTTCTTATTTTTTCATAAGTCATCCCTTGTTTCCAATTATTACCGTTAAAGTGTTTCATACCTTCATTTTCAGTATCTACAAACCATTGATATTTATTAGGATGTCTATCTGACATATGTTTTAAAACTACAGGGTTTCTATGGAAACATCCTACACAATTATTCATATAAGCAAACTCAACAGATTTATTTTTCCAAAATTCTACAATAGTATCTTTATATATGTTATCTTCAATTAAAGGAAATCTTGGTATTTGATATGGAATATGTTTCCATTTGTTTCTACCATTATCTGATTTACCTACTATTGTTTTAAATGTTAAAATTCCATTTGTTTCATTTGCTCTTTCTGTCATTGCATTTGCTCTTGAAGTTTCATTTGCTCTAAATCCTATTCTTGTTTCTGTAATTTCTTTAATATTTTTTTTCCAAAATTCAAATATAGGTTCAATTTTCATTTCAACAGTGCAAGTTCTTCTCATAACACTTGGTAAATGAATTTTAATTTCTCCATTGTTTTTATATCTTTTTACTTGTTCATCAAATGATTTACCTGATACCCAATCTATTTTATTTCCAATAAATTGTTCTAAATCTAAAATAGTTTTAATTATAGTATCTTCTTCTAAAGTTCCTATAAATTCTTTTCCAATTTTATCTGATACTATTTGTCTAACTTTTGCATCAGGATATTGACATTTAATATCATCTGTTGTTACCAATGCAAAAATATTATAATCTGCAGGATAATTTGCTGCTATATATGCTGATGTTTGTCCTCCTGAAATACTATTAACTGTTTTCATTTTTTTGTTTGTTTGTTATTAAAAATTCTTCTTATTATATAATTTCTAAAAATACTTGCTGTAAAAAATATTAAACTTATAAATATATTTTGAGCAAATGTAACTGAAATATTTAATATTGGGTAAACTATTAATTGAATAAAAAATGATATAATTATTCCTACTGTAGTTTGAATAAAACTTTCTGTTATTGATTGTTTTTTTGTTTGTAACATTTGTTTGTTTTTAAAAAAGGGTAGCTTTTACACTACCCTAATTAATTTAGAATGGCAAATCTTCTCCATCATCTTTTGTTGCTTCTGATTTTTTATCAGCAACAGAAATCTGTCCATTTGTCCAGATTACATTTCCATTGCCTAAATATGTTTTAGGCTTTTTTGCTTCTCTTTCTTCTTTTGTTTGACTATCTGTTAAAGATACATTTTGCCCCCATTGGTTAGATTCGTCATTTACTCCAACTGTAAAGTTGTAATAAACTGCACCATCTTTTCCAGATACAAATTTTTCTTTAGGTAATTTGTCAACTCTTAAACTTACATTAATTAATGCACTCATAATTTATTTATTTAATTTGCTTACCTTTTTTTACTGTTGTCAGCTATTCAGTTTTATTATTTAACTTTTAATAATTCGTCTTTTACAACTTTAGTCATTTTATACTTACCTTCAATAGTTGCAATATTACCACCATTTTTTAAATATTCAATAGCTTTATTAAATTCAGGTGTATTTTTATTTAACCATTTTAATTCATCAACAGGTGCAGTCTTTTCGTGCTTATTTGATGCGTCAGGGTCTTGTGTATCGTCAATCAAAAGTAAATTACCTAAAGCATACTTTTTAGCATAAGAAGAAGCTGAACCAAACTTTTGTGGCATTTGCATTCCTTTTTGTTCTAAATCAACACCAACTATAGCTGATGCAGTTATCGTGTCCAAATCGTCATTTATTGATGCTATAGAACGTAACATTGGAAATTGTAAAAATTGTGATTCTACCATTGATTCTGTAATTGTAAAATTAACTTTGTATTTTTCATTATAAGGTTTTAATGCTTCTAATATATCTTCAGCACTTCTAAAGTTATATTTACCAAATGAATTGAATTTTGACTTTGATGCTTTAAATTCTTTTTGAATTAAAGACAATTTTTGATTTAATGTTAGTTCCATTTTAATTTGTTTTAGCGTTATATTTTCTTACATCTAATTCCCATTGTATTAAATCTATTGTTTGTTGAAAAGCTTTAATATCTTTTTTTAAACTTTCTTGTATTTCAGGAAAATCATCATATTTAGATAATCTAAATTTTAAATAAAATTCTTTTTCTCGAAGTGTTTCTAATACTAATTCCATTTTATTTTGTTTTAATGTTATAAATTTCTTGTTTGATTATTCTTTTATAATCTGTTGGGCAATTTACATCTGCTAATTCAAAACAGTAAGTTTCTAATTGATTAATGTAAAATTCTAATTTGCAAAGTTTCTCTTGCATTGCTTCTATTCTAAACCTGTTGTAATCTAATAAATCTTCCATTTGTTAAAGTGTTAAAATTGTTACTAAAGTAATAAATAATCCCCATAAAATAAATGCTAATCCGATGTCTTTTAAATTTTGTTTCATTTTGTTTGTTTTTAGTTTGTTATTTCTTTGGCAAATATATAACTGTTTTAGATATAAAAGTGTTAATGAAATGTTAAAGTTTTAAAATAAAAAAAGGGACACTAATTAAAGCATCCCTTTTCTAACAAACAATATATAAACAAAGAACTACAAAGATTCTAATTTAGAATTATAGTATTCAATCATTTCAATCAAATCTACATCAGCAAATTTAACTATTTGTTTTGATTTAATTAATAAACTATCAGGTAAGTTATTATCAAATTGTGTTAAATACTTTGAGAAAGCATACTGCATTCCTTGATTAGTAATGTTACAACCATAACATTGTACACCTACATTGTTTTCGTCCCAACGTGTTGAATAATGTCTACGTGACATAAAGTGTCCACATTGCAACTTTTGATAATAATCTTTCTTATTACAAGTAACACAAGTAGCTATTTCATCAATAGCATCTTTACGCCTTATATATTTACTAAAGACTGTATCTAATTTTATTACTAAACTTTTACGTGTTGGCTTTTTCATTTGTCAAATATATGTAGTATAAATTAACAATTTTAGTTAAAAACTTTATTTTAAAATAGTATTGTTTTAATTTTTTATCCTGTAACTTTGCCTTGTTTTCAAAAAACAAAATAAGTATTTAAAAAAAGATTAAAATAAATAACCAAAAAGAAACAAAATAAATAACAAAAAACAAAGTGTGGAGAAGGCAACTATATACAAAATTTATCTACCTTGACCTTTGTACTTCTTTTGATAGTTTTTAGAAGATTTTAATTTAGAAGATTTTGTTTTGGAATGTATATTTGGTCTTGAAATATTAGTTTCTACTCTTAAAGAAATAACCGTTTGTTTTGCCATATTAAATAAATTACAATTAAAATTATTGTTGGAATTAACAACCAATATGGATTAGAAGTTTTCTCTATATCTTTAACTTTTCTGTTTTGAGTTACTTTTGTGTCTTGTACTTTTAACTCGTTTTTAGACCCTTTTATATCTTGGACTTGTATAGTGTTATCTTTTGTCTTTTTGTACCTTAAAACAGCGTTTTTGTACGTTATACCGTTTACTACAATATCTTTACAAGTATCTAATGGAGTAATAGTAAACTCATCAGTAATAATGTCGTTTTTAGTTTCAGTTCTCGACAATTTGTCGAT